GTAAGTTTGTAAATCTCCTCATCTTTTCCACACAAACTATAATAGTTTGTGTGCCCAATATTTCATATCTGAATATTGTGTTAATGAATGGTATACCCTAGTTATTGAATGTTGTAATCCAATTAAAGGTAATCCAAACATTTTTGCTATTCTAGCTTTTCCATAATCTACATCATTATGAAAACATTTATACTTGTACATTGCTACCGTTCTATTAAATACTTTAGTCTTCCATTCTTCTATTTCCTGTATTATCCACTTTACATTCTTAGAAAAACTATACACTGCTTTATTAATAGTATGTACTAAGTATGGTATCATATCTATAGTAAATAAATATTTAGTCAAGATTTGGGCATAATCAAAGGCTCCTGGTAAAGAAGCCACTTTTTGATCTGTGTCGTCATTTGACCTATAAATACCTACTACTCGATATTCTTTGTATGTATCTTCTTCCATATCTAATATTTGATCATTCAATCCTCCAAACATTCTGTGCGTTTTTTCGAAAATATCATAATCAAAATCTTCTATTTTCCATAAATATTTAACTCTTTTAACTTGATAATTTTTTATTATATCTGCTAAATCTGTATTTCCTTTTCTATTTTTGTATTCGTCTATTCTTATTTTAATTGCTTCAAATATTGCCATTAAATTATTCGGAACTATTGATTCCATAGTTCCATGTACTATAGTCGCTATACTTCTTGTTAAATATTGACTAATATCTTTGTTATTTCTACTAGCTCTTAGAAATTCATTAATTCCGCTTAAAAAACATTTGTTCCGTTGTATACTTATATTATATTTTGCACATCCTTTTTCAAATTCTATCACATCCCTTAATTTTTTAACTCCCATAAATGAATCATCTCCATTATGTATTGAATCTAAAATATTGTTTTTCATTATAATTCTTTTATATATGTAATTAAGTATAGTATTCATAAATGCTGTTAATCTCCATCCTGAAAATAAAGTTCCTGTTGTTTTATAGTCTATGTTACCTGTATTCTTATCTATAACATAACTATTATAAATCGCATCTCTAACCCATTCAGCTGCTTTAATTTGATCAGGGTCTAAATAATTAGCATATACACATACATATGCATCCAACACTGCTGCCATACTATCAAACCCATGTGTTATGTTAAAATCCGTATAATCACAACAATATGGTACACTATCCTGTAAGATAAAATTAATTATTCTATTAATGTTTTCCCCATTAGCTTTCTTCCCTATTGGACATGCTGCTGGTACACATTTTTCAGCTCCTTCAAAAGCATATGTCGACATTATAGAATTAGTAAAATCTACTCCGTATATGGCTCTTAATTTACCCCATTCATACTTAACATGTGGCCATGCTCTAGTTTCTCTGTTCCTGTTGTAAAAATGTTCAAACTTATACGTAGGCATCATCATACTAGCAACAAATTTATTTCTTAATTCAATATCTTTTGGTCTATACATTAAATCTTCTTCATATTGTGAATGAAAACTACCTGTAGGTGATACTTCAAATCGCCTTTTCCAAAAACTATCAAAATCTTGTCTAATGGGCCTATCACCATTCTTTTCTGCCATTCTAAAGATATCAACAGCATGTTTAAATACTTCAGTTTTATTTATAGTGTTCATATATTTAGTATTAGATCTATGTTCTTTTTCAACTTGCCAATCTAGTTCACCAAATCCTCTATTTAATAATACCTCCATTTCAAATAGATCTGTCAAATCTATATCTACTATATTCTGGATGCTCTTTAATTTAACACTTATCTTTTTAGCTTTACTATACCATTCTTGCATGTCTTTAACTCTACTAACATCGAACAAAATACTGTTAGATACTAGATTATATTTATAATCATCTAAAGACAACAACCATAATACTATCCCTATAAATGTTGCCTCATACAAATCTTCATTCTTTAGTCC